AAAAAGGAGGAGGAAGAAAATAAAACCCGCCAGAAGACGGAATCTACTGAGGAAATCGATAATTATTTAGAGCAACTACTGCATATTAACAGTATGATAGAAAAGATTTCTGTTCAGCTTAAATAGCTATGAACGAGGAAACTAATAAATATACCATGAGGAGGTAAAAAAATGGAAGTTCAGAAAATTTTAGAAACACAGAAAACAATGCTTGAGTCAATCGGAGCGTCATTAGAGACTATTTTGACAGAACAGAGGAAGTTAGAAGAAAGGTTGAAGGAGCTTGAGAATAGGGGAATTAATGCTGGTATCTCTGTTCCAGGATTAGAGGACGAGGCAAAGAAATTCTCCTTCTTCAAAGCTGTAAAAGCAATTATAACAAATGATTGGAGCAATGCGGGGTTTGAAAAGGAAGTATTTCAGGAATCAAGAAAAAGAGCAATGTCTGTAGGGTCTGATACCGGTATGGGATACTTTGTGCCTAATGAGATTCTCGCAGGTTATATTGAGTTGCTCAGGGCAGAATCTGTTGTATCAAAAATGGGAGCAACAGTATTAACAGGTTTACAGGGAGTTCCTGTTCAGATTCCTAAACAGACAGGAGGAGCTACAGCTTATTGGGTAGGTGAGAATGAGGCTATTACAGAATCTGCCCTCACAGCAGGTCAGGTCAATTTAACCCCCAAGAAGGTTGGTGCGTTAGTAAAACTTTCAAATGAGTTGTTAAAATATTCCAATCCTTCAGTTGAGCAGTTAATCCGTAATGACCTTTTTACAACAATAGCACTCGCAATTGATTATGCGGCGTTACGGGGGTCAGGGACGGAACATACTCCGAGGGGAATTGCTAATGTTCCTGGAATAAATACGGTAGCAATAGGAACAAATGGTGGGGCACCTACTTTTGATGTTCTGTATGACATGCAGTATGAATTGCAGGTAGATAATGCTTTCAGAGGTAAACTTGCTTACATATTCCATCCTGCGGTTCGGAGGAGATTGGTAAAACAGAAAGTGGCACAGTTTACAACTGATACAAGCGGTGAATATATAGTCCAGCCTATGGTCTCAGAACAGGCACTATTATCTTGGATGGGATTTCCCTACGCAATGACCACACAGCTTCCCATAAATCTAACAAAAGGCTCAGCATCTAATTGCACTGAGATATACTTCGCAAACTGGGCGGAGCTTCTTATAGGTATGTGGGGAGGGATTGAATTAAAGGCATCCCAGGAAACATCCACAGCATTCGAATCAGACCAGACATGGATTAGGATTTTGCAGGAAATAGATATTCAGGTTCGCCATCCGGAATCCTTCTGCCTTGTTAATGATGCCACAATAGCTTAAAATAGGAGGTTTATAATGTTGAGAGATTTAGGAAATGCAATAAACACATTCTTAACAATTGCTCCCACAACGATTGGAGCGGGAAGCACGGAGGCCTCTACTGAAGGTGTTGGAGAGGATAGACTCGGTTACGAATATGCTGTATTTGTGTTTGAGAACTGCCAGCCTTTAGGAACACCACTTGGTGTAACAATTACTTGTGTTGTGCAGGAATCCGATGATAACTCCACCTACACGGATATTAGCGGTGCGTCAACCACACACAATGTTACCAACACCTACACAAGGACAGAGCTAGCTGTTAACCTTGGAGGGGTGAAAAGGTATGTAAGAGGAAAGATGGCTGTCCAGTTTAATGGTGGAACAGGACCCTACGTTATAATTTCAGCCGTAGGTATCCTCGGTTCTGCAAGTGAGTATCCTGTGTAGATGGATTAAGGAGGGGAAGATAACTCTTCCCCTCCAACTTGTGGGGGTGTTATGCGTGTTAGGAAAGGTTATGTCATTTTTTGTGGAAATTTGAGGTTGAGGGAGGGTGAGATTGTTCCCGAGGATTATAGAAAAGAGGTTCTAGCAAACCAAAGCTGGAAAGTGGAGGTAATACAAAATGGGAAAGAAGAGAGGAAAGAAGAAAAAGAAACAAGTTCAGCCTCAGGTAGTGAAAAAGAAGAAATAACAGACGTTGCTGTGGATAGAATGGTAAGACATGCTAAAAAGAG